GTTTTTCGTGTCATTGTATATAAATTATATAAATTATATAAATTATATAGATAAATATAATTTATAATTTATTTTGGGATTTGAACGCTGGGGGCAACGCGACGAGCTTCCAACTGTTCACGGGTAAGGTAGTTCGATTTCAAGTCGCTTAACACGTATCCCTTGGGTTTGTTTTCATCCATAATACTTTTGTAGGAATAAGGGTATGTCTCTAAATGGCCGAATTCGTTTGATTGGATAGACATTTTTGCAGCAGGTTGTACCATAAACCCAGTATCGTTGGAACTAAGTTTGAAGTTGGATTCCATAATCTGTGGTGCATTTTGTTGTAAATAGTGTCTGTATTGCCAGTTTGATTTGATATTGTTTTGTTTTACCAAACGGTCATTCAGGTGGGACTCGGGTTGCCAATTAGAAACAAGAGACCGTCCATCGTTCATTAAGGGTGGAAACTCGGGGTGTTTATTGTTAGTGGAATATCCATAATAAGTGGGTTCAGATTGGTATACACCGCTCATTAATTTTTGAAATTGATTATTTAATTCTTGGAACATCTTCTATAAAACATATGTATATATTTTTGTTGCTACATATGTTTATTCATCAATAACATTGGATTCTATAGTGTTTTCGGGGGCATCTGCTTTTTCTAAAATATCTATTAACTCTGCTTTTTTCATACGTTTGGTATTTGTTGCTAACCCACGTTCATTTGCAAGGGCTTTTAATTGCTGTAAATTGAGCTCTTTGTACTTTACATCGCTGATTTGTTGGTTATTGTCGTTAGCATTATGTAGTCCTTGCGCTTCTGTATACACTTCATCACTTTTAGATACAGATAATTCGTTTTCCTTTTCGTAGTCGAATTCACCAATATCATCAACATCATCAACATCATCAACATCATCAACATCAATATCATTCATTGAAAGGTGCTCACTTGGTATTTCATCTAATAATGTGGTTGATTCGACCTGGATTTGTTTGATGCTATTTGTCTCTTGTGATTCATCTTCATCAGATTCGTCTTCTTCGTCTTCTTCGTCAGATTCGTCTTCTTCGTCTTCTTCGTCAGATTCGTCTTCTTCATCAGTATCTAATTCTTCTACGCTATGTGATTCATGATTATGAACGTCCATGAATCCTGGATTTCCACCAATATGTATCATAGAAGGCATACCACTTAGTTCGCTAAATATAGCATCGTGCATTTCTTGTGGCATAGGTGGTGGCATAGGTGGAGCCATAGAATTCATCCGCATATTTTGCATTTCTTGAACCATATTGTTAACCAATTCAAACATGGTATCTTGTTTTGCTTCTAAAGCAGAAACCCGTTGTTTAAAATGATAAACTATTAATAATATTAGTACAAACGTAATTGCTAAACATATATACAATACTGAATCCATAATGTATGATAATCCCATTTATATTACAAATGCATAAAGAAATATAAATCCAAACGAACAAAATATATGCTCTTTATATAAGATAATATTATGGAATCTGCTACTAAAAGTTTGGCGAAAAGTTTATCCAAAGTATCAACTACTGAAGTATCCAATGATTTAGTGAATACAAATCGCATTTTGACAATTATTTTGGTTGTATTAATTGTGTTTTCATTGGCAGGAGTAAATGTTCTGCAAATGTTAGGAGGATTTTTACAACGCATTGTTAATATATTTAGACCGTTAATCACTCGCGTGATTTCAATTGTCGGTTTTACGATGGGTATTTTAATTGAGCAAATTGCGGCATTATTTACCACTACGGCAACTGCCGGTGTTGAAATCGCGGGTGGAACATTAGATAGCGTTGGGGACTTATTAAAGGATGCCAGCCGTCCTTCCCTACAAAACGTGTTGGATGAAAGTGGAACCTCCCGCATTCACAATCCTGAAAGTGATAAAAGTGAAAACTCGATTCAAAAACCGATTACATCCGGAAAAGGAAAATGGTGTTTGGTTGGTGAATACAATGGAAGACGTGGATGTGCGGAATTAGGTGATGATGAGCCGTGTTTGTCCGGACAAGTATTCCCAAACCACGCAAGTTGTGTTCAACCACAATTTAACGGGAATACCAGTGGTCATGCATTTCACCCTTTGAAAACCCAAACCACACAATAATTTGTAAATTATTAATCCACTCAAATGAAATAAATAATAGCACTGTATATTATTTATTATTCATTATTCATTATCCACTTGTAATGAAAGGTATTGCAATATATGTTATTGTATTAGCGAATGAAATGCGTTTTCTACATTTGTCTTATTGTGACAAGGTTGAAGAAGAAATTATGGATGACGCGGAGTCACAATATGAGTTGTTACAAAAATATAATCCAGTATTCATTGAGTTTATTATCCCTATTCAAGATTTTATGGAATGGAATTACCAGGTGAAACTTTATATGAAACAATACGGCATTGATACTGTCCGCGGGGGAGATTATTATAATGAGGTATTAACTTATCAAGAAAGACAGTTTATTGAAAATGAGTTACGAGATAAAACATTGTTTGTGTTATATCCAGTGAAAAAACAAAGCATCGATGAAGAATTAGTATTGAATCCTGATGTAAACGAAGATGCTATTTATAATGCATTGCAATACATTAAGACAGACTATGGGAGTTTAACTATTAATGATGAAATGATACAAGATATTAGCTGGTTACGTGAGTACATAAGGGAACCTTCTGTATATAGAGAAAGTTACAGTCAAGACAAGGACATCAAAAAAGTAGGATTATTGTTAAAATCAATCAAATACATATATCTTCATGGTAAGCAACTTCCAATAAAAAAGTGGGAACCGGAGTGGGTATTTGAAAATATGGAGCAATTAGGGAATTGCTATATTGAAAACCCTGGAAGTAACGAGTTGTCACCATTTTACATAGAGTTGATGGAGAATGCGATAAGTCATGTACTATATATACTACATCGCTGTAAGAATCGTATGGATGAAATATTTTTCGATTACCATAGCGCACAGTTATCGAAGGAACGGCGCGATTTGGAAGTGTGTTATTGGGATTAAGAATCAAGGGTGTTTTTGATAAATGGATTATCAAAAATGGTTTCATTCCCATCATAATCAATCATTTTAATGCGGAAAGGATTGTAACTGACATCGGCTGGGAGCGAGTTCAATGTCATGCGGGTTAAGTTGGATGACCCATCAACCCCCGTATAATTTTCTGTAACATTGTAGATAACGCCCATTTGTATTGGATTAGGTATAAAGTTTTCAGATAAATCCGATACAATATTTGCATTGTTATTTGTTAAAGTGGTAACATTCGGTTCGAGTTTAAAGTCATATACAGCACCATTTGGAGTGGCCAATGTGACATTTGATACCTTGATAATACCTGCATATACAATCCCTTGGAATTGGTAAGAAAGGTCGGTAGGGTCTCCAAAATCAACATTTGACAAATCAAATACGAATCCGTTACTAATGTCACTAATGACTTCAATTGTAGGTGTTGAACTGCCATTATCGATTATTTGATTACTGTACATAGTATACAGGTTGAATGGAATAGTATCCATATTGAATGATAAATCTTGAAATGAATTTTCTAAGGTATTTCCATTGTAAAAATCGGCTGATAAATCAGTAGTTGCGGTTCCACTAATGTAATAGCTGAATGGGATCTCGAATTCAAAGTTATATACATTCTGGTCAATACCACTTTGAATGGATAATGTAAACAAGTTTCCACTGACATCATCATCCATGTAAATATTGTCCCCAATTGCAAATCGAATTTTGTCAGTAACATCACTATTTTGTACACCCACGGCTTCAGTCTGAGACTTGTAGTTATATAATGGAACATCCGGGTCTAAATACAACTGGACTGCTGGTCCGGGAACTCCTGAATTTTTACTGGAACTATATACAATGCCACAGTTGCTAACATCACCCACTTTGGACGCGGTAGTGGTATATGTTACACTACTGATGTCGGTTGATTCGTCATATACAACGGTAGCTTCCGTATTATATAAGGTTGCGTATGACCGAAACTGATTGTACCCACTAATAACTTGACGAAATTGTTGTTTTTTTGTAGGATTGTTTCCTTTCGATGCCTGTGAATTACCTTTGTACTGTAGAACCTCTGCTTTGCGTCGCATATCTAATTGTAATTTTGTATGCGATGGGTAAGGGCTTGCTTTTTCAAGACGTATGGGTGGAACTGAGAATACCATTTGTTTTTTACGCTGCTTGATTTGATCACAAACATTGTCACTGCTCATTATGAATAATGTATACTATAATAGCATACATTATCTGCCTTTTTAGTTATTATACCTTATTATATTACCACTTAACCCGATATAACCCAAATTAATATTTGGATGCATACCATGAGCTGGATAGATAAGAATAGTAATTGGTAGTTGCACTTAGGTTTATATCCACAATAGATAAGTTCGGTCCATTTTTGACAATAGAGTTGATTTCAAATACTGTTAAAGCTTCGCGATAGTATCGTAAGTTAGATAGTTTTCCATTAAATCCTCCATTCTTACCGATATGAACGTCTTCATAGTTTTGCTTAATTACATTATTTAATACAATACGATTAGAGATAACACCATTCACGTAAGCGTCAACCACTTTGTTCTCTAATCGAATCCCAACGTGGAACCATTTATTCAATGGCACATTTTCAATAACGATTGTGTTGTTTGTGTCTCGGTAGTCGACGGTATCCATAAGAATATGTAAGTTATTCACCCCAGGTTCTAAATATACACCGGGAGCATTATTTACAGATGCTTTATTAGTGGTATCATCAAAGTATCCATCACCTTTGCTGAAAATGTGTTGAAACTTCTCACCCGTAGTATCATTACCTAAATCACTAATATACAACCAGAAGGACCAAGTAAATTCAGCACCTTCTTTTTCATTATTGGAGCGGTAGATAGGGATAGCGTTTGATGCATTTGTGTCTTGTGGAATAACTTGCTGACTTGTTCCATCGATCATTCCTTGAATCAAGTAAGGGTTGTCTTGTGGTCCCAGGAAGCGATTAAGCAACAGGATACCCACGTTTAGAATGACTAAAAATAGAATCAATACTAAGATTATAAAAGCAAATCGTGCAAAGATATTGTTTGATTGTAGGAATCCCATAGTTGCACCTGCACCGACCGCGGCTTGCTTTGAGAACTCATCCAGTTGGGTATTCACCCTGTCTCTGGTGTCATTAACCGTGTTTCCTAAACTGTCTATTGTATTTCCTACGTCCTCACGTGTAGGTAGATTTACTTCTGTATTTCTGAATCTGTCCATGAATAATTTTTATACTATATTATAATGATAAAAATTATTGGTCTAATTAGAATAGTGAAAAGGTATTTTGTAGCTCATTGTTCCTGAAGACAGAAACATCAATACCATAGCTTGATAGTGATTTCAATACATTATCGTGTTCGCTCCCTTTCAGGTATTCGTTCCATGCGGTTTGTGGGTCCATCGGTTCAGTCCATCGTTTGAAATCTTTAATATATGCATCAAAGTTACCAAACATAATAGGGTCACTATCATTGGGCGTCTTTGGCATAACGCTACTTTCGGGTTTGAAGAATCGTTGTGATTTCACCAACTTACCATCCAAATATACATCGCAGAATTGGTTGTCCGCACTTACAATGATATTCGTCCATTTTTGAAGCGGGAAATTGTCAGTGACAATTATTTCTTCATCGGTTTCGTCACTCATCTTCATGGAACATTTTAATATAGGAGCGGTTTGGTCCAAATAAACGTGTAAACTATTTTCCCGCTTAAAAATGGTTTTTTCAACGTTTGGGTCCCACGTATTTACATATACCCAGATTCCATATGAATAACGGGTGTTTGTAGGACTATCAATACTTGTAACATAAGGCAATCCCGTTTTTAAATTTCCTTCTTTGGTTAAAGTAGATTCTTGACTCGTGAAGTAAACATATAAAATATAAATAAGTAGAATGATTAATACTCCTAAACTAACAAGTAACAAGTTCATCGTATATACTTTTCTTATATCTTTTTGTAAGAAAATTATTGAATATAATCAGGTGGATTTCGAATGCTGTAAATATTATACAAGGTTACCACTTCTGTTTTTGTCAATGGATAAGGATAATAGGTTATGTTTGAAACTGAACCATCTAATCCATTATTTGCCCCTGTCACTAAGAACTGACTATCATCAAACTGGGGTGGTTTATTCGCCAAATTCAAGGTTCGTTCTAATTTTCCATTCAAGAAAACATCCGCATATTGTGAGTTATAATTGAATACTAAATTATTCCATTTTTGTTTCTTAATCGGTAATGTGATTGATTCGTTAAAATATTCTTCATGATTCGTAAAATATATATTTAATTTGTCACTTTCATCATTATCGTTCTTCGCATACTCATATGTTACTTTGGGAGCACCTTCGGCGAAGTCTAATATGGTTGTTTCTTCGGCATAGGAACTATAATTGGTAGGTTGGTCGTTTAAGTATATCCAACAAGACAATGCAAAGTGTTGATTGTACTGCCTTTTACCCGCAGTGCCTCTTTGCATCCATTCATTACTTCCGGCGACTACATTTTCTGTGTTTATAAATATGGTTTTGGGTAGTAATACTATCGCATTACGTGTAGAAAAAGATTGACTTATCTGTGGAAAGAAAAAGTAAGCGAGTATTAGACAGGCTATCACTAATAGTAATATTCCATATTGTAATAAGCCGGCGTTTTTCAATATCGAGAAAATACCACCACCAGTGCTATCTGCGCTACCTTCACCACCCGTTACACCATCAACCCCCTTACTGCCATCTACTCCTGTCGCAGAGGCAATATTCGACAATAAAGCACCGGTGCCTAATAATCCAGCTAATATAAATGCTAATATAACAGGAAGTAATAGGTTAAACCCGTTGAAAGAATCTTGTGAAATCCCAGCGAAATAACCAATGACTAATACACCGAATATTGCTATTGCCGTGAAAATACCACCCATACCAGCAATACCTCCTAAGAATAGCCCGGCAATAATACTCAAGAATAAATTAAATCCATTAAACCCATCTTCCATTACCCCTGCTAAATAAGGAATTAATAATGCACAAAATATAGCTATCCCTGAAAAAGCTGACCCAATACCCAGTCCTATATCAGAGAAAAAACCGGACACACTTGCAGCACCACTTATAAAGAATGATGCTATGGCAGTAATAAATAAGTTAAATCCATTGAAACTATCTTCTTGTAGTCCCACAAAATAACCACCCACCATTGTAAAAAATATGGCTATTCCCGCGAACATACTATTGATACCTGCCATCATAGTTAAAAAGAATAGGGCTACCGAGCTCAACATAAGGTTAAATCCATCAAAAGTATCTTCTTGTGCGCCTACAATTCTTGCTCCACCCAGCATAAAAAATTGCGTTATTTGCGGTAAATACACGTATATTATGATCGCTAATATAAACAGTACATATAGGAAGAACACAGTGCTGGTGGTTTCATTCAGTTGTTTTTTCAAGAATTCTATTAATTTTATTAATAAACACGGAATATAGAAAATAAACTGGACGATGAACCCTGGAAGTCCATCCATTCGTTGTAAATATTTACCAGTGAAGTAAAATAATATTGCAAGGAAACATACTAACACTGCAAATAGTCCAAATCCACTGACGTAACTAAACATTTTACTGCCAAGTTGGTTATTCGTTGAGAAAAAATAAATGCATAGTGCCAAAAATAAAAAGGCAAACCCAATAGCATACGTATTATATAAAAAACTGGTTGTTGGTGAGTTTGTAAACATTAAACCCATATTTAATAACAATAATACTAAAAATGTTCCCATGTATAAAGGCACGTTTTCTTTCGTAAAACTACTATTTTCATTTGTAATAACAAGAAATACAATTAATGCAACTATTGAAGCAAATATAAATATATACTTCATTATGATAAACACTAATGGGTCTCTTACGTCCATTCCGGATGTTATTGCTGATGGAATACTTGCGAGAAATGTGAATGGCATTGAAATTATATTTGAGGTGGATGAAAGAAAGTTATCGGATGCTTCTTTTGTGTATTTGTCTGTTCCTGACTCATTATTTGTTGCCATCAAAATGTATAATTATCTTATAATATCTATACATTATAAATTCTCCATTGCTGTTTTTTTACCATGACATTCACGACATAGAGCTACTAAATTATCTACGTGGTTTGACCCACCATTTTCTAAACGGGTTACATGATCCACTTCAAACCAAGCTGATAATTGTGATTTACAGTCATTACAACACCAATTCTGTCGGGATGCTACAAACTTTTTTTTGGTTTCACTTACAGAACGTTTTGTTTTGGTTTTACCCGATTGTAAGATACGGTTTTGAATGTGATGTGGCGTGGAATAATCCGGTAACCCAACGACTGGATTTGACCCGCCGTCGTGCATTGAACTGGTAAAGCCTTGCCTTGTCGTAAAATCTAAAATAGGAGAAATCATTTTCGTTGTATTGCGGTCAACTGGCAACACTTTCAATAAGTCATTTGTAGTGGTCATCATTTCACGCGCCCGTAATGGATTCTTTTTAATAAGGACATACAATACAAAAGCGGCGAATACTACACCCGCCATTTGGTAATATTTTTTCCAGGTCATCATTATTTTTATATATT